AGCTGAAGCTATTGCGTCCGCTTCGCCGGGTAACGAAAAATTTGCTGACTCTTTTAAAAACATTGCTGAGGCAGCTCAGCGCGCAGCTACAGCGTCTGAGCAACTTGCACAGCGAGCTCGTGAGTTGTCTGATCCGTCTGCTGGAATTGGTAAGGCGTTGAAAGACGTTGCGGAAGAAGCCTCCCAAGTCGGACGTCAAATGGAGAATGCAACCCGCAGTGCTTTCACTGGCATGACTGATGCTCTGACGCAGTTTGTAATGACGGGCAAGCTCAGTTTTAGAAACCTTGCCCTGTCCATCATTCAGGACTTAATTCGTATACAGATTCAAAGTGCCATTACTGGCCCTCTGGCTAAAGCCATAGGCTCGATGTTTCCCTTCGCAGGGGGCGGCATCATGACTGGTAACGGACCGGTTCCCCTTCGGGCTTATGCCTCTGGGGGTGTGGCGACCTCGCCGCAATTGGCCCTCTTTGGTGAAGGCTCAAGGCCTGAAGCCTATGTACCTTTGCCTGATGGACGGTCGATTCCCGTCACGATGCGAGGCGCTGGGACTGCATCTGCTGGTGGAGATGTTTTTAATATTTCGGTCAATGTGACCGAGGCAGGTACTGCGGCACGAGGGGACGAGGCAGGCGGACGCGACTTGGGTCGCGCAATAGCCAGCGCCGTTCGGCAAGAGCTACTCGCACAAAAGCGCGCGGGTGGTTTATTGGATTCTCGGCGAGCGATGTAATTGGCGACCTTTACTTGGATTGCCTCAACTGGTGCGAGTCTGACGATTCGTCCCATCGTTCGACGTGTGGCCTTTGGTGACGGCTATGAGCAGCGACTGGCCTTTGGTCTGAACACGCAGCCAGAGGTGTGGACGTTAGAGTTTCGGGCACTAACGACTGCGAATGCTTCTGCTATTGATGCCTTCCTTCGGTTGCATGGAGCAGTTCGACCTTTTGACTGGACAACACCTTCAGGTCTAACCGGAAAATTTATCTGCGAGGAATGGAGCCGCTCGATCGATGAACCAAATATCGAATCCATTCGGGTAAACTTCAAACAAGTGTTCGATTTGTCATGACACATCAGTTGATTACCAGAGAGATTCAACAACTTGCACCCAGTGCCGTTATTGAACTCTTTGTTCTGGATCTATCGCTCTTTGGTCAGGGGATGATTTATTTTCATGCTGGGACCAATGCGCTACAGCAGAGACTCGTTTGGCAAGGCAATGTCTTTGAAGCCTTTCCCATCCAAATTGAAGGATTTGAATTCAACGGCAATGGTCAGATTCCAAGACCCAAACTAAAAGTTGCTAATGTCACTGGTGCGATCACCGCTTTAGTGCTGACCTATCAGGATATGGTGGGCGTAAAAATTACGCGTAAGCGAACGCTAGCCAAATATCTGGATGCAGTAAATTTCCCAGGTGGCGTTAACCCTACATCAGACGCTTCTGCTGAATTTGCGGACGACATTTATTGCATCGACCGCAAATCACGTGAGACGCGCGATGTGATTGAATTTGAACTTGCCGCATCGTTTGATCTGGAAGGTGTGCATTTACCGCGCCGGCAAATTGTGCAAAACGTGTGCCCTTGGCGTTATCGCAGTAGCGAGTGTGGCTACACAGGCACCAGCTACTTCGATGCGAATGACCAGAGGGTCGCTGCCAACTCGCAAGACATCTGCGGCAAACGTCTCTCGTCTTGTCAGGCGCGTTTCGGACAAAACGCCGAATTACCGTTTGGTGGATTTCCGGCTGCGGGACTGTTTCGCTAATGCTGGCTAATAACAAAACACTGGCTTTAGAACACGCCCACGATGCTTATCCGCGTGAAGCTTGCGGACTATTAATCGTTCGTAAGGGGCGAGAGATTTATATTCGTTGCCGCAATATCGGCGTGGGTACCGACCAATTTGTTATTCATCCTGAAGATTACGCAGCGGCTGAGGGTGAAGGCGAAATCATAGGCGTCGTGCACAGCCACCCGGGCTTACCACCTGAGCCTAGTCAAGCCGACAAGGTGGCCTGTGAGGCCAGTGGCCTGCCTTGGCACATCGTTGGCATCCCAAGTGAAGAATGGACGCGTATTGAACCTTCTGGGTATGTCGCGCCACTCGTTGGCCGGCAATGGTCTCACGGTGTCCTGGATTGTTATGCGCTGGTGCGCGACTGGTTTCATCAGGAGCGCGGTATCACCTTGCCGGACTTTGACCGCTTTGATGAATGGTGGAAGCGCGGCAAGAACTTGTATGTAGAAAATTTCGCCAATGCCGGATTCACCGACATTGATTTTAAAGAACTTCAAGAGGGAGACTGTTTTTTAATGCAAGTCGCCTCACCCGTGCCGAACCATGCCGCTGTGTATTTGGGGGATGGCTTGATTCTGCATCATTTGCAGGGACGACTCTCCAGCCGTGATGTTTATGGCGGCTACTGGCAAAAAATTACGACCCACATCCTTCGCTATGGTCACAGTCATACTTCTTGGTGAGCTTGGTAAAACCTATGGTCGCAGACATCGTCTGGCAATTACATCGGCGGCTGAGGCCATTCGAGCACTGGTGGCCAATTTTCCATCCCTTGAGCGCGAATTGGTTGTCTCTGGCGAGCGTGGCGTGGGATACCGGGTTCTGGCAGGTCGCGATGCCTTGACCATCGACCGTCTCCATGATCCGGTTGGCCTGCAAAACGTCACCATCGCACCTGTCATCTCGGGTGCTGGTGGCGACGGGCTTGGACAGATTCTTCTGGGTGTCGCCTTGCTTGCAGTAGCCTGGTGGAACCCGATGGGTTGGGCGGCTTCTGGTGCGTTCTTATCCCAGTCCACGCTTTACTCTGTCGGTACCGCGATGATTCTTGGTGGCGTGACCCAAATGATCGCACCCACTCCTAAGGCAGCTGATCCATTTGAGCAGCCCGAGAACAAACCGAGTTACAGCTTCAATGGTGCAGTGAATACGACCGCACAAGGTCATCCGGTCCCAGTTGGTTATGGAAGGTTGATCGTGGGCTCTGCAGTCATTAGCGCTGGCATCGATGTGGATGAGGTGGCAGCGTGACCCCACTCATCATTGGCGCTGGCGGCGGCGGCAAAAGCGGCGGTGGTTCTGCCCGAGTGGCCCAAGAAGCACCAGACAGTCTGCGCTCCAAAGCCTATGCACGCGTCGTTGATTTGATCTCAGAAGGTGAGATAGAAGGTTTGGTCGCAGGCTTGCAGTCGGTGTATCTGGACGACACCCCAATTCAAAATGTTGATGGAACAAATAATTTCACGGGCATCACGTTAGAGACACGAAACGGCACCCAGCAGCAAAGTTATGTGCCGGGCTTCTCGTCAGTTGAAAACGAAATCTCAGTGGGTGTGGAGATCAAGGCTAGTCAACCCGTCGCTCGCTCAATAACAGACGCCGATGTGGATGCGGTGCGTGTGAAGGTAAGTGTGCCTCAATTAACCAACCAGAACACGACCAATGGTGACTTAAATGGCAGTCAAGTGAGCTTTGCCATCGATCGCCAAACGAATGGCGGTGGATTTATTGAAGTTATTAAAGACACGATTTCTGGTAAGACCACAACCAAGTATCAGCGCAGCTATTACGTTCCTTTGACAGGTAGTGCGCCTTGGGAGATTCGCATACGTCGTATTACAGCGGACTCAACGTCTACAGCAATTCAGAACAAAACGTTTTTAGAATCGTACACCGAGGTTATTGAAAGTAAGCTCAGGTATCCAAATAGTGCGTTGGTCGCACTTCGGGTAGACGCGGCGCAGTTTTCATCCATTCCACGCAGAAGCTACGACATGAAGCTTTTGCGTGTACGCGTTCCAGTTAACTATGACCCGACTACACGCTCATACAGCGGTGTCTGGAATGGTAGTTTCAAGATTACATGGACGGATAATCCTGCATGGTGTTTTTACGATCTCTTAACCAGTACCCGTTATGGTTTGGGGAGTTATATTCCCGAAGCGCAAATCGACAAATGGGCACTGTACCGAGTGGCGAAGTATTGTGATGAGCAAGTGCCAAATGGCTTAGGCGGTTTTGAGCCACGATTTACGTGCAATTTATATCTCCAAACTCGAGAGCAAGCATACAAAGTTGTGCAAGACATGGCCTCGATTTTTCGGGGGATGGTTTACTGGTCTGGCGGCGCAATTACGGTTACGCAAGATGCGCCAGTCGATGCGGTTTATCAGTTCGCACCTAGTAATGTGATCGATGGTGAATTCGCCTATCAAGGGTCATCTGCCAAGGCGCGTCATACAGTCGTTTTGGTCAGTTGGAATGACCCAGAGGATTTCTATCGTCAGAAAGTTGAATACGTCGAAGATGCAGCAGGTATAGCTCGCTACGGCATTGTGCAGAGTGAAATCACTGCTCTTGGATGCAACTCTCGCGGTCAAGCGCATCGCGTTGGTAAGTGGCTTTTGTATTCCGAGCAGTCTGAATCCGAGATTATCACCTTTCGAACAGGTTTAGAAGGC